TTACAGATCAAGCCGCAGAGAATGCCGCACGTCAGTTTAATGCTACGTCAGATAATCAAACCAACCAGTTCTTTGCAAATCTAAATTCACAAACTTCACAGTTTAATGCGGCACAAGCTAACGCGCAGTCGCAGTTCAATGCCGGTCAACGTAATACAGTAGAACGCTTTAACGCAGAACTTAACAATCAACGTGACCAGTTCAATGCACAGAACCAGCTTGTGATTTCACAGAACAATGCACAGTGGCGCAGAGAGATTGCTACAGCAAACACTGCTGCCATCAACCGTGCCAACGAACTTAATGCTACGGCACTGCTTGACATTTCTAAAAACGCATATGACAATCTGTGGACATACTATGCTGACACGATGGAGTGGGCATGGACTTCAGCAGAGAATGAACTAGACCGTCTTAGTAGCATGGCTATAGCGCAGTTGAGTGCAGAGGCACAAGCTGCTGCAACTAAGGCTGCAGGTAAGACAGCCGCTGGTAGTGCAATCGGTAGTTTGATTGGTACACTTGGTAGTGCATTCATTGAGTTCTGCTGGGTAGCCCGTGAGGTATATGGACCTACAGATGTACGTTGGTTCATGTTCCGGTCTTGGATGAAGAAGAATGCACCACGCTGGGTGTTCAACCTGTACGTAAAGCATGGTAAAGACTTTGCAGAGTACATTAAAGACAAGCCCAAGATTAAATTTATTCTTCGGCAGATGATGAATTTAGTTGTCAACAAGCGTAAAATGAGGTATAATCATGTTAAATAATCCAGCAGGAATGTTATATCATAGCATGGATAGACGCATAAAAAAAGATGCGGAAACAGAAAAACCTAAATCTATTATGCGTGGCTTGCTTGCAAAGTCAGAAGACAAGATGCCTACCAAGGATAACGATATTGGTCAGCCTCTTGATCGTGTTGCGACATATATGACTAACATTCGCAGTAAAAGGAGTGTCGAAGTATAATGGACATTGCAAACGAACCTCTACTTGATGCTCCTATTCCTGGCATGTCGATGACGCATGAACTTGGCGCACGTCCTTGGCAAAGCCCTGCACAGCATACAACAGTAGAAGAAGCACTTGACTATTACATTCCTCGTTTTGCAAATGATGAGGTTACAGAACAACTTATGGATGTTCTGGAAATGGGTGTGCCTGTAACTACTGTAGCCAACAGCTTGCAACTGTCTGGCGTTATGGAAGGCAAGCACAGCATTGATGTGGGTATGATGGTAATACCTGTGCTTATGGAACTGATTATGTTCATGGCAGATGAAGAGGGTATCGAATACAACTCTGGTCTTGAGAAAGATGAAGAGGTTCGTAGCACAGTAATTGACAAGGCGTTGATGCGCTTGCAGGAAGAAACTGAAGAAGAGGCTGGTGAAGAACAGCCACAAGAAACTACTGATGAAATCGTTGATACCATGAAAGAGGTAGCAACAGGACGGGCTACAGGTTTAATGGGTAGGAGAGGCTAATGAGTTTCTTCACAGGTTTTGCCACAGGACTTGCTAAGTCTGTTGACACGCAACTTAAAGAAAGCATTGAACGGACACGCGATAATATCGACATGGTGTCCAAGTGGCGTTTGAAAAAGGCAGAAGAACGCGAAAGAGAACGCAAGGCAAAAGACAAAGAAATTCAAACGCTGATACAAGATGCAGCCTACGTAATCAGTGGCAATCAAAATGACGTAGATGCACAGAACATTGCGGCAGCTTTGTACAAAGAACGTGGTTTGTCTGGATTTACAGACGACATTGCATTCATGCGTGAGCAATCAAAGACTGGTGTACGTCCAATTGACTTTATCCAACGTGCTAGTATAGATGTCCCAGCTAATAAGTTTGGACTATCAGAGATTGTTCGTAGCTTGTCTGACGCAGAGAGTAGCTTTGCCGCATCCGATATGGTATTCCCTAAAGGCACTATCAAGGGTAGTGGCCTAATTGGTGCTATTGTGCCTGACTTTGACGTTACGGCAGCAGGTGGTGCGCAAGCTAAAGAACAGATGCAACAGATTGGGTTTACGACTACGCCTACTGCGCCGTCCTTGTCGTTTGATAGATATACCTTTGATAGAGAGGGTATGAATTATTCCTCGATGAGTACAAACGATAAACTGGCGTTCTTAAATGATGTTTCTATAAATCCAGCATCAACAGAACCAGAACGTGAAAAGGCAAGGAAAAGACGAGATGCGTTACTGGCATTGGCTATAGAGCAAGGCGATGACGAAACTGCGCTGAAGGCAGTAGACCAACGACTGTCTCTTATGGAACCCCTAAATGCAGACGGAAGTGAAAATGTAGACTATACTAATGCTCTTTCGGAAAAACAACGCATCGGCGATAAACTTAAACTAGAGCAAGCACAGCTTGAAGGTGAGGCTGCTGTGCTTCGCACACAGGCACTTATTGCTGCAAGAGATGGTTATCCAGCAAAAGCGACGCGACTAAATAGAGAAGCAGACGATTTGGATGCGGGTGGTTTTGTTCCTTACGAAACGCAGATTGCCCGTCTTGATGAAGATATTCAAAGAAATATTTCTAAGCATGGCGATAGATATCGCAATAGTGAAGGTCCGTTTGCTGGTAAAGGTATGGCAGAAGATATAGCCATACGTAACCGATTAAAAACTGATCAAGCCAATCTTGCAGGTACGACACGTGAGTCTGTAAATGCAGCATTTAATGAAATATATCTGACAGCAAAGAAAAATTTGCAAATAAATAATCCTAAACTAGCGTCTGCTTTGGCAGGATTGTCCGATATTGATATGACTGATCCAGCAAACTTAGGTAAAATTCTTAAAGTATTAGAGGATTCTGGCGTTAACTCAACTGAAGAATTTAAAAAAGCCCTTGAAGCATCTGTTGAAACTGTTATGAACCAAGCAGTTGCAGAGGGATGGAATACTAAAAGTGTTACTTTGGCAGCACAAAAATTTCAGGGTCTTGACTTACCGGCTCTAGCTGGCGGTGCGGCAGAGACGGGTGCTGGTACTGGTGCTGGGGCAGATGAAGGCGACGCTGTAGTTACACAAACCGATACTATACTGGATGCACAGGAACAAACGACTGAATCAATAGCACCCCTTGTTCTATCTAGTGAAGAAAAAGCAGGAACAGAAAAAGCATACGCTAATAGTGTAGAGGGTGCTTTAAAAATGCTGGATGATGGCCTTTCTATAGGCGACACATTTTCAGACATTAGTAACTTGGCAGGACAAGTACATGACCCTAGCTTTAATACAGCAGTAACAGAAACCATAGCAAAGCTAGAAGCGGCTGCAGATAATGCTATTGTAGGAAATACTTCTCAAACCCCCGGCACAATGTTTGGCGTTGGTGCTGACGTAGTTACAATCAATCCTGTAAAAAAGGATACTGTAGTTAATGATCTTGCAAAAGACCAAGGAATATCAACTGCAGCAGCGGAAGCCTTGGTAGATAGCGCAGTAGAAAAAGTAAATAAACCTTTGGATCAGATGACTGCCGCAGATGCATCAACTGAAAATGTTATGAAAGTATTGGATCAAGAGGATTTGATAGCATTGGGTGGGGGCGTTGCTCCTATGCGGTTTAAACGTGCCGTTTCTGCCATAGCTTCTAACTTTAATATGGAACCTGCAGAAGCTGAAGCGGCATTAAATAGAGCATTGAGAGTGACCAAAGAATTGAAAGAAGCGCAGCGTGATCCAGACTTTGCCGAAAGGTTTAGTAGTGGTACGTTGATGGGTCAAATAGACGTTGGTGAGTTTAAACCAGAAAATATATTGACAGATGCTTTTAAAGACGTGCCAGGAGATTCTTCGGATTCAGCACCAACAAAATTTAAACCCAGCGCAATACAACTAGCCATGAAATTTATTGATGGCACATTGGAAGGCGCAGAGAGATCATTATTTAGAAAAGAACTAACCGGACCTAATGGTAAGGAACTTGCCGCCGCAATACAAATGATACGCGACAGACGCAAGGCAGAACAAGAGGTATCCGCATATCGTTCACGTGGTGGATTAATGGGTAGGTAAATGTCAAAACTATTGCAAAAAATCATGGCTCCTTCCACGGAAGAAGATGATACCTCTCTGGCTATACCCACAAATATATTAGATGAACCTACACTAGATGCACCAAAACCAGCAAGAAGAAGTAACTTGTTGGCTTCTATTATGGGAGAGTCAGACGAAACCTTTGACAACTCTGTAAAGTCTTACGAAGCAATCAAGCGTAATCCTGCTGTGTTTGAGTCTGCTAAGAGGTTCTTGGCAGAACGACACAACATGACTAACATCAAAGATGAAGATGTCATTGATGAGTTTATTGAACACTTCCGTTCATTTGATGTAAACGAAATGACGACAGCGGGTGACTACGGTTACGTATCCGCTGCTGCGGCTGATGCTACAAAGCGCAACGACGAAAAAGCAAAGATGCGTCTTGCTGACTATCGTTTGCTGTATCAAACATTTAGAGAGATGCCTCACTTCTATGAGGAAGGCGGTGCTGAGAATGCCTTTGGCGATTACGTCGAGGGTTTGCTCAAGGCACCGTCTACTTATTTGGGGCTTCTACTACCTGGATACGGTAAGGCAGCAGGTGTTGCAAGTTCACAGGCAGCTAAAGCGGCAGTGGCTGGCACACTACGCCAAGCATTTCAGCCGCAACGTATCGGCAGTCGCATGATACAATCTGCTGCATCTAATCCTATCAAGACAACTATTGCAGGTGAAGCGGCATTCGGTGCGCTACAGAATGTGGCAGCACAGAAGACAGAACTTGAGGCAGACTTGCGTAGAGAATTTAGCAATGAAGAGTTGCTTGTGACATCTGTTGCCAGTGGTGTGCTACCTGCTGCTGCGGCTGTTGGTCTGGCAAAGACTGGCTTCTCACGCTTTGCAGAACGCAATGTCGAAGACCTGCTTGATGATGCAGATAAAGCCACCCTCGCAAACATTAAGAAGGCTAATGAAGCAGCAGATGAAACACTGCTTAATGCAGATAAAGAATTGTTGGCAGATACAAAGGAAGTATTACGTGCGCTTGATCCAGAACGTGTAGCAGAGGGTGAAGCAGCCAGAACAAAGATTAAAGATAAAGTAATTCAAGAACAAGAAGAAGCTGCTGGCACGACTCTGCCTGACGATGAGTTTGACTTTATTCCTACTTTTGATATTATTCTTGACCCAAGTAAAAAGAAAAGAGTTTTTGCTATGGGCATGGACTTGATACAAAGGGCAGGTGGCAGACAACAGGGTGAACGTATAACTGAAACTATTGGTCGCGGTTTGCGTAGTATGTCTAAAGATGAAATAGAAACAGATTTTAAAATTGGAGAAATATTTAAAACATATGATCTAACTCCAGATGATTTTGCTAGCCTATTCATGGCTGATGTATCTGCCGCTGCAAGAACATTGCAAGGTGCAAGTGCTGTTCGCAAGCTATTAGATGCATCCTTTGATGATTTGTTTGGCCTTAACGCACAGCGCAAGGGTGATCTGTATGGTGCCGTACAGACCTTTGAAAAAGAAGGTTCGGCTGGTGTACGTAGGTTCCTAGAAAAAGCAGACGCTGTTACAGATGATGTTCAGGTTACTGCAGCAGGTCGTATGCTAAATGGTGTGCGTGGTGCTGACGCATTACGTCTTGCCTTTATGACATCACAGACTGGTACAACAGTACGTAACACCGTATCTGGTTTGGGTCGTGTTGGTATAGATGCTGTTACAAAAGCTGTAGACAGAGGTATATCTAAAGTATTACCTGGTCAAAAGTCTTTGGTTGGTAAGGCTAACGAAGATGTATTCTCTGTAATATTCGGTATTACAAACAAGAAAGAAGCTATGGCTATCGAAGCTGTATTCAAGTCTGGCTTTTCTGCCAAAGCAAGTCAGATGTTCCGTGAGTTGCAGGACATTGTTGATGCGACTAATATGAAGTCCGGTGTAAAGCTAGACAAGATGAGGGCAATAGGTGCAAACCTTAACGCACTTAACCAAGCATCGGACAACATGTTCAAGAGGGCAGCGTTTGTCGGTAGCTTGAAGAGACAATTGAACGAGGTGTTTTCATCAGAGATACGGGCTGGTAATAAGACGAAAGCAGATTTTGAAGAATTTAATCTGCGTGACATTGTAAGGAAAGGTGAATTTAAAAATAGATTCAGTACAGCAGAGGGCAAGGCTATACTTGACAAAGCGGTAGAGGAGTCACTTTACTTCACCTATCAGAAGACACCGGACAGTCCTCTTGCACGTTCTATTATCAGTGGCATTCACAAAGCCCCGTTCCTTACAACATCCCTTGTTCCATTCCCTCGCTTTATTGCAAACGCCATGCGATTTACTTATGAGTATTCGCCACTATATCTAATGGACGCTGGCTTTGTACGCTTTGCTGCAAAGAACAAAGACAATTATGAAGAACTAGCTAAAGGTCTTGTAGGTACCGGATTCCTAATGGGTGCTACTGCGTATCGTATGTCTGAACATTCCGGTGAGAATTGGTGGGAAGGCAAGAAGGCAGACGGTAGCACGTATGACCTGCGTCCGTTCTTCCCTGCTGCACCGTTCCTGTTCCTTGGTGATCTTGTAGCAAGGGCTGTAGATCAAGATGTAGCTAATATTGCTGGGTTCAAAGAGCAAGACAGACCATTGTATGGTGACCGTAATGAACTTGCAGATGCAATTCAAGCACTGTCAGGTACACAGTTCCGTGCTGGTTCTGGTTTGTATGCACTTGACGCTGCGTTGCGCGATGTTATGGCAGAGGATGACCCACAAAAAGTAGAACGAATGTTGACTGCTGCTGCGGCAAACATTATCAATACGTATAGTATTCCTATGACTATGTTGCAGGATACGTTCAATACATTTGCTGCACCAGATGATGCACGTATTGTCAAGAACACTAACTCAAGCGATATGTTAAGTTTTGGTATTAACAGGTCACTGGCCCGTATTCCTATGAACTACAAGATTGAAGAGTATCTGTCAGAGTTGATTGGTACACGGCCATCTGAAACATATCAGTCGCCAACTCGTGCAGAAGACTTGCGTAGGACTACACCATTCTCGCGTCAGGTATATGGTGTGTTGTACAATGAACGCAAGAATAGGTTTGAGAAAGAATTAGCGGACCTCAAAATATCAAGGCGCATTGTCTTTGCAAAGACAGGTGTACCAGAAGCTGATGCATTGATATCACAATTCATGGGCGAGTACATTACAGATTATGTCGTACCTGCAATAGAACAGAGTGACGTATATGATGGGCTGACTCGTGAGGGAAAGAAAGATTTCTTGAAGCGTGTAATCCAAGAGTATCGTAGCGACATCATGGATATTGTTACATTTAATTCAAAGCAACCAGTGTACAAAGAACGCTTCGGCTTTGACCCAATGAAGAAAGCATCATTCAATCGTGTGCCAAAGGTTGACCAAGAACGTGCCTTGCAAGTATACCATGACAATCATGGTGAGCCAACAGATGGTGCAATGTATGACTATACAATGCTATTATATTATGTAAAGTATTTACGACAGATGCGAAAAGCAGGAGTATTTGATAAATAAAAAGGGGCCGCAAAGCCCCTTCTTTTTTGTGTTACTTACTAACGATTGTCTCCGCTGCCAGATAGCGTACCACGTTTCTTGCGGTCAGCCAGTTTCTGTAGGTTGTTCTCCATAATGTGACCAAGGTCCATCTCCATTTCTTTAGCTAGTACGGCGCAGTACCACAGCACGTCACCAATCTCATATCCAATCTCAATGCGCTTGGCAAGGTACTCATCCTGTGCTGCACCATCGCGAATAAACTTCTTTACCTTGTTAGCAATTTCACCAGCCTCACCTGTAAGGCCAAGAGTAAGATACTCCATAGCCTTGTTCTTGGGGAAGATAGCAGTCTCGCATGCTTTCTCTTGGTATAGTGTTGCAGAAATGTCACTCACTTGTTTCTCCTTCATCCACTGTTTAGCCTCTAGTTCTAGGTTCATTTAGTTTCTCCTGGCTTTCAAAGTACGCAGTATTCCAGCCCCTTTGCCACTCACGATGCTGCATAGTGTTATAGTCCATACCGCTATCCATGATATGGTGTACACTACGTTTACCCCTTTTCTTTCTTGTGTGTTTTTTAAATGCTTCATAGCCCCACTGAAACTGTATGCGCAAAGGGGCATCATACTTTGTTAAACCATTACGACGCATCTTGTTGCTCCTTCTTCTTTAGCCACTCTTTGTATTGTGGATGTTTAGGAGGTGGATTAAACTGTACCCACCCTTCCTCTCGTTTCCATGCCAGCTTCTCTTTCTTCTTCGGCTGCTTCTTACTCATTGAAGTAATTGTTCAAGATGTCAAGCCTATCCTCGTGCATAGCCATCTTATCTAACTCAGCCTGTATAGCTTCCATTATATCTGAATGCTCCCCTATACCTGCTGGGTTTTTAAGATACACTTCAATGTTCATCATGTGCAACTGACTACCTGCTTTTGCGTGTAGCTTTAATGCTTGTATCATTGCATCTCTCATCTATCAATTCCTTTCTTTTGCCTGTTAAATATTGTGGTGTCTTCTTTTCTTTAAAGAACCTACCAAATATTTTGTACAGCAGACTCTCTATGTCTTTCATTATTTACGTCCTCTAAACCTGTGTTTGAAGAATACAACAATATTGATTGTGGTGTTGACAGTGATGGCCAATAACAACCACCACTGCCACCAGTTAGGCATGTCTGCTCCTTCAATCATGCTGCGTTCAAGTCCACTACCTCACAGACACCAGCAGTACAGGCCAACTCACGTCCACCGGATGTAGTGTCTTCCTTCTCAAACTCTTGTAACATACTCCAATTAACACTCTTAGGCATCTGTGTCAAGAGTTCTCTGTACGTATCCTCATCAATATCCTGATAGGGTGCTTGCTTGTAGGTATGCTCACTGAATGGCAGGAAGCTGATACCTGACACCTCATCAAAGTGTTCGTACACCCATGAGCCTACGGCCATCCACTCATTCTCTTTGACAGAGATAGTGACAGACGGTTTATGCTCACACCAGTGACGCTGATATTGCAGCCACAACTCAAGCTGCTCAATGGCATCCATCTCTGTACGGCATACTGCACTGTTGGGTGACTTCATAGGGAAGCTGAACACCGTAGTGCTGTCAGGCTTCATTACATCAGGCTCTGCCGGTATACCCTCTGACACAAGGAACTGTGTGATAGGGTCTTTGTTATCGCCCCGTACCGTGCGAATGTAGTATGGGTTGTGACGGGCATGGATGCCTGACGCACTGTCTACAAGCTGTGACACTGTACCACTAGGCTTGACACAGGTAATGGCTGTTGACTGTGGAATGTCAAGCTGCTGTGCCATAGCTGCATTAGTTTCGATTGCCTGTTCCTTGAGTGCATTGAGTGTAGACCCAATGTTCTTGCCCAGATGCGTTGACTTACCTGACATCATGTCATTGTCCATGATACCTGTCAGTGATACACCAAGCAAGCGTTCCTCTTCTGTGTTCTTCTTCCACACATTACGCAGGTATTTGAAGTCAGTCAGTGTAGACTGGAACGTACCCAAGATAGTGGCAAGGCGAACCTTTTCAGTCAGTGTCTGCTGTGTGTCTGATGCACGTACAACAACCTCTGACAGATTACAGAACTGGTATGGACGCAAGATAATTTCACTGCAAGGGTTGCACCCGAAATCATGCTCTACCTCACGACGACCATTCTTAGCTGCCTGTACCTGTGCTGACTTACGATTGAAGATACCACGTTCACCAGACTTGCTTTCATACAGGGATACCCACTCACGCATGAATGTACCCATCTCTGGCTTGCCCTTGTAGGCTACGCTGTTGTTAGCCAGCGCACGTTGCCCTTCGTTCTCCCACCACATACCTGACTTGGCGTGTGCCATCTGGTCATCATTCAAGTTGGACAGGCTGATGAGTGCGCTACGACGTACACCGCCTACGACTACAACCTCACCAATCTTACACATGATGTCGTGGCATTCAATGGGGAACAGACGACGACCTGCTGCACCCTTGAACTTCTCCACAAGGAACTCAAACAGTTCCTCCAGTGGGGCTGGGCCACTTGCTCTACCACCAAAGGTCTTGAGACGTGCGCCAGCAGGACGAACCTCTGACGTATCCCATTGGGGTATCTGCCCTGCGTATAATAGAGAGATTAGTTCACGCAAAGATTTAGCCCATCCTGGACGGGAGTCGCCAACCTTGATGACTGTATCACTGAGATGCATGTCTTCGTTGACGACAGGCAGCTTCTCAATGTTGTGACGTTCTACTGAGAAGCCTACACCAGTGCCACACATGAGTATATACATAGTCTCATCGAATGCTCTTGGACTATCCACAGGTACGTAAGAACAGTTATAGCCACCCACATGACAGCGATCCAACGCAGGACCAGCAGTCATCAATGCTCTCATGCTTGGCATGATGTCTTGATTTAGTACGGCTTGTTCCAGTTCACCCCGTAGTTCATTCGACAGAGTATACTTGTGCTTACTCTTGAGATGCTGTGCCATGTAATCAAAGTATCGTGCGACTGTCTCGCCCCATGTTTCACGCCGTTGTTCATCTTCCTTCCATCGGGCATACCGTGAAAGAGCAATGAAGTTTTGATAGTCCGTTGGTAAGTAATTGTTCATGTTGTCTCACTCCATAATAGTTTTTATATGTCTGATGTTTGCACCCTCTATTTCATAAAAATATTCTTCAAGACTGTCTTGTATATCTTGCCCTACATTTTCATCGGCTGGTATAGGATACTCTTCTGGATCAATGTCTAAGGTTATATATAGTTTAACTTTCATTACATTCCTCTACTAACTTATCCAGATACCATTGCGCTTTCTGCAAATCTTCTACACCATTCTTGTAACGATAACGCCACAGGTATTTCATTATGTTTCCTTGCAAGTAGTATTCGTATCCATCACCTGTTGCTGCACGTATTGCATCTATGCATTCTATACCAGCCTTATTATAATGAGGTGGGCTGTTCACCATATCTGTTTTTGTGTTTGATATTTTTGTTGTGTAAAACTCGTCCATCAGTTTCTCCTCATCTTCAGCTAGTTTGTTTTTCATATACTCTTCATGTCGCATTATGCAGTACCCTTTGTATCGCTGTTAAAATTAATGGTAATGACATTGCCATCTACCGATTCAATCTCTGCTGTACCACTGTTTCTCTCGTCAAACTCATAAGAAAAATAATTCTCTACGTAATGAGATACAAAATGTCTAAACTCGTCATCCTGTTCCATGAGTGGAATAGTTGATAGCATACACTTTACTACATACTCCATATCTTGATATAAGTCAAGTGGAACATCGTTGCCTTGGCTACTGATGACAGAAAAATTTGCTTCACCTGTATACTCCTCATTATCTTTTACAGGTCGCACACGTATAAGAAAATCTTCGTCTAGTATTTTTTCTTCCTCTGTCATTTTTTACTCCTTTTTACTTTTGTCCCTTTGAACTTTACAAATTTTGGATGTTTGTTTTTTCCCTTTTCTTTTAACCAATCTTCAGGAATGATGCGATCATAATATCTAAAGCCATACTTAATACACCACTCACCGTACGTTGACTTGGCACCCTTACGTAGCTTTCTTCTGCTACTTTCAAATACAAAACGTATGTCTAAGTTAGGATGCTGTCGTTTAATTGCAAGATGCTTACGACGATCTGCTGCCGTAAACATACCCTTTGTTTCAATAATGATACCGTTGGACAGCACGAAGTCTGGTGTGTAGGTTCTGTAAGCAAGGTCTTCCCACTCAATCTTAATAGACTCATAATCAAATTTGATTTTTAAGTTTATAAGATATTCAGAAATCTTATGCTCAAGTCCACTACGAAATCCTAACTTACGTGCTGCCCTAAATCGTTTGGCATTATGCATTACGATGCTCTACCAGCAAAGAATGATGCTTCATTATACTCAGGTGCTAACTCAATATATGAAACCATCTTAGGTTGCTTTGCTTGTGACTTCACGGCTGGCAATTCTTTTAGGTTGGGCCAACATGCTTTGCGATAGTCGCAGAAAGAACATTCTTTGCACAACATCTTATTACCTGTTGCCTTACCCCTAAATGTTTCTTCGACAGGTTCAAAGCACCGACTGAACTCATTTGTGTTTACAGTGTCGATTGTGCTATTGATCTTTTGCATCTCCGCTTCTTCATCAATGCCTGTAGCTGGAACGTATTTGAAACTACCATTTGCTTTATTGACTACCCACCAGCCCCCAGGTTTTAGACCTGTAGCTTTTGCATAACCGACAAGCTGCGCTACGTACCCAAAGGCATCCCC